TGTTGTTCTGAGCACCAGGCTTAGCAATCTTGTAGATTGTACGAACAACTTCACGGTTGATTTCAGCGAGAACCTCGGTTGAGAGGATGTTCGCTAGTTCGGTCTCAGCATCAAGACCATGGATAGCCTTGAGGTCTTGTGCGAGTTCTAGCGAATACTCAGCCTTGAGGGCGCGTGACTTTGCAGTAACGGTAACTTTCTCGATCGAGAAACCCATTTCAGCAAAGTTGTTGCCACTAGTGCCATCGCCAAGTGCTTCTGATTGAGCAGTCGTCATACCTTGACCACCAATGGTGTAGGTGCCGCTGTCATTTAGAACACCAGGGTTAGTACCAGTCTGGGTGTTTGATGCAAGGTTGTTACCAGCGTTCTCGGATGAATGCTCTGAGTTTGCTTCGTTGTAGAATGCTTCACGACCAGACCAATCGCCAGAGTTAGAAGTACGGGTAGTACCGTAGGTTGAACGCATTGCGAAGATAAGTCCAGTAGGACCTGTCATTGGTTGAACGCCGCAGATGTCATATGCCATTAACTTAGGCATTGAACGACGAATGAGGCTGATTAGAACAGGGTCGAAACCAGCTACAGGACCACCTGCATCTGAACCTGTGGAATAACCAGTACCACCAAGGCTATTGGTAGGACCAGCTTCGTTGAGCATTCCACGCTCTTGGCGAAGGAATGATTCTTGGTTTTCTAGCAGTACCGAGGTGACAGCCTTCTTGTAGGAATCCTGGATAGGATCAGCATCTTTATGCTCAAGAACGGGTGCCCACTTTTCCTGCAATTGCTCTGACATGAACATTTGCTTTCTCCTTTGAAAAATGAGTAAATTGTGTTAAATCAATAACAAATACGTAATTATTTATAAATTACGTTTGTTTATTTGGACCAGCGGGAAATTGCCGACATATATGACGACATTGCATCTCCAGCAATAGGTTGTTCTACAGGAGTATCTTCTGTTGCAGGAGCAGCTGCCCTTGCGAAATATGACTCCTTGAGAGTTTCGATCTTCTCACGAAAATCTTGCTCGTTAGTGAACTCTACACCTTCAGATAGACTTTGTAGTTTATCCTTTTGTGTTTCAGCAAGTCCAACAGAAACTTCGCTCACAATCCCATTCTTAATATAACCACCAAGTTTCTTATGCATCTCAACGTTTAGGTCAATCTGCTCATTGAGCTTCGATTCCATAACGTCAAGTTGTTCGGTCATCTCATTGACGATCTCGAACTGCTCTTCAGGAACTTCTAGGTAGTTTTCCGTGAAGAGATTTCTGATTCCGTGCATTAGGTTCTCTGCAATCTCGGTCTTAATGCCGCTGTCGATTGCGAGAGCATTTTCCGAAACCCACTTCTCTGCTACGAAAGTTAGGTAGGAATCGATTTGCTCGGACATTTCTGTTTTGAACTCGGTAACTGCTTCTTCGAAAGCTTGCTCATATGCTTCATTCATTAGAGCAACTTCTTCGTTGATTTTTGCAGTTACAGCTGCTTCGAAGATGAGTTTTGCTTTGTCTCTGAATTCTTCTGTAAGGTCTGAACCAGATACAAGAGCGTTAAGATCCTCGTCGAATGAATACTGAATAGTTTCTTCTGTTTCTTCGATGAGTTCGCCATCTTCTTCGGTCTCCTCAGCAACTTTGCCTGATGCTGCAGAAGGCTTCGTTGATAGTGATTTACTACCTTCGTGCTTCATCTTAGCGGCAACCTTTTTACCGATTGACTCGGTATCATCAGGTTTACCTGATGTTGGGGTTGGACCGCCAATTTCTTCTGCATCGTTTTTTAATCCAGATCTTTCTGCTGGCTTTGCGCCTTTGGTTACTGCGTTTGAACCTTCTTCAAGATCCATTGTTTCAATTTCTTGTGACATTGGAATTTCTCCTGCCTATGTTTACGGATATTTCGTGTAATTATTTATATATGCAAATAATTAAAGACTTCTGAGGAACGCGGCAAATGCTTTTACCTTACGTTCTTGAAGATTAAAACGAGTTGCCTCGTCGATGGTTTGCTTAATTCGATTGAGTTCAACCTCCTTTAGCATTCCACTTTCCCAAACCCACTCTTTACCTTCCATAATTCCTTCAACAAAAGCATCTGGAGCTGAGGGGTCTGCTACGATATCAGCAGCAGTGGCAAGCATAAAATCCTCACCAACGTAGTTAACTCCATTCTTCTCGATCATAGAACCGAGACCTCTGGAAGAAACTCCGAGTTTGACTCCATCATCCAACAGACTTTTAGCAATTTTACCCATGGGGGTTTCTAAGAGTTTTGCCTTACCGATGAAGTTATTTCCTTCTCTCTGAAGAGAAAGAATTTTATGAGAAACACGATCTAGGTTGATAGTGGGTCCATCAGGGTGACCGAGTTCTCCAAGTGCTCTGCCTGTTCCAACAAAGCTCTCATTATATTTAGTAACTTCGCGCTCAAGGATATTTACGGGATAATTTCTACCATTGCGGTTTGTTAAATCTCCCTGGAGGAAAATTCCTTCAATATAGTAATTTTTCTTACCATCCTTTTCTTCGGTAAGAACTTGGATGTCCTCAATATTTTCTGTAATTAGTTTCATCATTCTTCTTCCTCTGATACTTCTTGGTTAAAGATATTTTGTGCAACTTCAACTTTTCTTTGTTGAATCAAGTCATACGCTTTTGACTGTAAAACATCACCAACAAGGTCAATGGTTTGAGCGTTATTTTTTGAAAAAATACTATCAAAAATTTCTGTAGACATAATACGTTTAATCTCCTATCTAATTATTTAGAATTCTGCTTTTTTCAAGTCTTTAGGATCTGGTTCTACACCACCATCACCCATCTGCGGACCACCCTCTTGATCTGGTGGTAGTGCTCCACCTGCAGCATCAGGAGGCATAGCATTTGGATCCATTTCCATTCCAGGATCCATCATTGCATTTGGATCTACAATTTTTCCATCTGCCATTTCCTTCTCAATTTGCTTATCAATATCTTTCAATTCTTCATCACTTTGCTTAAGGATATTGCGACGAATTTGTTCGATAGAGAAGTACTTACCAACGAAAGGATCCATGGTTGCAACGAGATTCATTCTCTCGTTCATCATCTCCATGTTCTTGAGTTCATTGAAATAATTATCTGCAATGAAATCATATTGGATATGATTTTTAATTTGATCCCAATCTTCTACAGTTAAAATACCTTTAAGAAGAAGTTGTGTTTTTAAGATATCTTGGAATAGATCCGAGAAACGCTTGCGAAGACGATTAATAAACTTCTGGAACTTGAGTTCGTCTCTCGTAATTTCAGTCGAACGACCGATGTTAAAAGTTGTTTCTGTTTCTAGTCTTGATGAAGGAACGTTGAGTGACTTGTATAGTTTCTTCTGGAAGTACTTAACATCCTCAAGTTCTCCAAGATTTTGTCCACCAGGAAGAGTTGTAATTTCAGTGCCTCTTCCACCTTCACGGCGAGGTAACCAGAAATCTTCAAGCATACTCATGAACTTGCGGTCATCTTTGATCTCGCCAGTGTTAGCGTCATACACTAACTTGTTTCTGTAGCGAGACATAACCTCACGAAGATATTGCTCTGCCTTGATCTTAGGTAGGTTGCCAACATCAATATAGAAAATTCTACGTTCTGGTGCTCTTGACAATCTGTAGATAACCAGTGAGTCTTCGATCATTCTCAACTGATTAACTGCTTTAATTGCTTTGTGTAGATGTGAAAGAACCATGTTCTTATTCATATCAAAGATACCAGAATGCACATAAGTGATTGCATCTGGAGCAATTTTGATACCTTGAACATCACCAGCTTTTAATCCCTTACCATTATAAATGAAGTAATCAACAGTTCTCTGCATGAATGCTTCTTGTGGATTTGTAGGATCGACTCTTGTTGGTTTGTTTTCAACCTCAACAACTTTACGAATTTTTCTGGGGTCAATATAACGTAATTCAATAACACCACTTCCAGGATCTTTAAAGTCAATAACTTTATGATAGAATAGTCTTCCGTCTACATACCAACGACGGAATATTTCATAAGATTTATTTTCAAAATCTAAGAGTTCTAAAATATAATCAAATTCTTCCCTAATAAGTTTCTTTACTTTATCGCTAATATTTTTAATATTTTCTAAATTTATTTCAATAGGAACGTCGTTATAATTTCCACAAATCGTTTCATTGACAATATCATCCACAGCAGAGTCGCATTCTGGTTGGAGAATCATATCTCTA